TGAATACCAGAAGCAGTCATCAATAGGACAGAGGCATTCCCGGAAGGCTTAACACAAGTAGTACGAGCAGCAGGGTTAATCCCAAGTAATCCAGCCACTTCTCTATTTGTTTCTTTGACAATTTCAGCTCCTTTTTGTAAAATCTTTTCATCAAAAAGTGTCTTTGGGTTATTCATCCAACCTGTAACTGATACTCCTAATAGTGCTTCACGATCAAAGATAGCCTTTGATGTAGGTGAGAGGAATTTAAAGTCTGTATAACCTGCTTGTAGCGTACCTAGGATAGCAGCTGCACGACATGCCTTGTAGAATGTTTCTTCATTATCACATTGACCGCCATTGATCTCAGTTAGGTTACAGCCTTGCCAGCCTGACTTACCCTCAATCTGAGGATACATTCCGATTTCAACACATGGATTAGTTGTAATATCTTTATCGTCAACAAAGAAGAAGCCTGGTTCACCAAACTGCTTAATTGATGTCATAAGAGATGCAAATTGTTCTTTAGTTATTTCGTTGCGAACAATAACAGCACTATTGTTAGAACGACCACGCTGTGGATTATCAATATACCAATTACCAGTCTTAGCAGATGCCATCTCTTGATCGTCTGCAGAGAAAAGACAGATAGTAGCAGAACGGCGGACCCCGCCAGAGAGAACTGCATCAGCAGCATGCATAACAATATCGTAAACATGGATTGGTCTCAGTGTTGTTGATTTTTCGTTAAGAGTGAGTCCGGTTAAAATATATTCAATACGGTCTAGTGAACGACGTAAAGGTTCTGAACCTGGCGCTTTAAACCCACCAGAGATCTTCGCACCCTTTGGACGAATCATAGAGAGGTCAAATGCTACCTTACGACCTGCATACTCTGGATATTTACCACCATTCTCAAAGAATGAAGACATAAGAACGTCTAGTGCAGTTGCCCATCCTTCAATACTATCTTCTACTGTGTGAAGCTTTGGTGCTTTTGTGCGGTTGACAATCTTAGGTAGTTTACCAACGTGATGTGATTGAACTGAGAAACCAGCACCTGCACCACAAAGAAGAATATAGAATACTTCACCGAAGAACTCTGGACGATCAGCATATGAAGAAGTACAATTATACATTTTCATCTGATGACGAATAAGTTGTTCACCACCGAACTGCAATGCACGTTGTGCACCTAGAACGAGTTTTTGTTTATATGCAGCTGCAGCCTCATCCATAAATGCCATTAACTTAGATGACATTTTATCTGCATAGAAACCAGAATGCATTTTCATAACACGGTCAACAGCCTCTGACCAAGTTTCGTATCTACCTTCATCTTCTTTAAAACGAGCATACCCCTCGTAGAACTTAGCATCTGAAAGTAATTTTTTAGTATCTTTATAAGCTGCGACCATTTTAGACCTCTTTTTGTTCTTCTTTTTTCTTTAAAATAACTCTACCTTCTTCAATAATCCATTCAAGCTTAGTCTCAAGATTCCAACCAAGCTCGTTAATTAATTCTTCTGGTAATTCTATATACAATTCGTTATCAATATCTTGTTTGATTTCTCTAATATACATGATTAAGCTCTTTTGTAAAAAGCTGTATTAAATGCAATTGAGATTCTATCTTCACCTGATAGATTTTGTGTTACTTCATGTTCAATCCAGCTAGGAAATATTACAAGCTGACCTACCTGTGGTGATATATTCCATTTAGAGCAATTTTGCTCATTATACGATTTTAATACATCTCTAGGTGTAAACAAGGGTTGTAGATTAGATGGATGCTTAAGTACTAAATCACCTGAATATTCCGGTACCTTGATATAATACACACCTGACATGTAAGAATCTGGGTGAATATGTGGTGCATTATAACTATATTGATGATTAATATTAACCCACATACTTTCTATTTTAAGATCTAGTTCATCTTTATAGTTTATATTAATTCGTAAAGCATCTAATCTCGAATTAATTTCCTCAACCAAGAGTTGCACTTCTGGCATTTCATCTATAAAATCACTTTGCCATCCACCTCTATTAGTATATTTTCTGCCATCGGTTGTTCTTTGCAATTCTTGTGCAAATATTTCTAAACCAGTATTATCAATTTCTAATGTATCTACACACAGCAGACTAGAAAATATATTATGAAGATACATTAGACTTTACTCCACTGTTGTAGTCTCATCTTTGCAGCAAGACCTGAAAACGTATTAGAATCAATAATAGATTGAATAGCAGGACCAGATAGACCCTGCTTTAAAACCATATCATTTATATCTTTGTATTCAATAAATTCTGGCCAGATACAGACATTATAGCCTTGATCCACGGCTTTTGAAATCTTCTTAACAATTTCTTTGTTTCGTGGTTCATTATCATATACTACTACTATTTTATCTCTATCTGTTATATTATTCAAGTTAATATCAGAGCCTGCCATTGCAATACAATTATCTAAGAAAAGACTATCAATTGGACCTTCAACTACGTAGACCTTTTTAGTCTTATCGATAGAATCTAGTCCAAATACCTTTTCTTTTGTCTCGTCTAAGATAATTGTAGAATAACGCATGTTCGTGGTCTTACTAAGCGATCTACCAGTAAAACCGAAAACATAACCCTTTGAATCAATGAATGGGAAAACTATACGTGGCTCATCAAGTGCTAATGCTTTTTCGCTAAACTTGCCTGGCAGTATCGAGTTTACCCAGTAGTAGTATGTAGGCGAGTAGTAAATTCGATAATGAGTATTCGGAGGAATTTTTCTCTCTTGTACATAGATTTTTGCTGGGTGATTAGGTTTTAACTGTGAAATCTTAGATAATTCTTTAAAAGGATCAAAAGAATCTATACGCCTGCTAGAGAATTTCTCGATAGCAGGTACGAAAAAATTATCTATGTTGTTATTTGCACCACCCGTCTCTTTTAAAACTTCCAACCGGTATTCGGTATGTAAGGTGGTATTCTGAGATTTCATAAAGTTATTTAAAGTGGTACTAGCACCACAGTTAAAACACTTGAAGTTAATATGACCTTTATGTTCATAGAAATGTCCACGTGTTTTAAAACGATTAGTGGCAGAATCACCACATAACGGACATCTAAACTGTGCAATATAAGGTTTAGTTTTCTTTACTTTAAACTGCTGTAATTGCGTTCCAAGTAACGAAGCGTATTTCTGATCAATCCACAATATACTCATTATTACTATTCCTTTGATGGGACAGTAGTATTATAGAGTAACTATAGAGAAATGCAACTGTTATTTTTGTTCGTTGACAGTTTTTTCTGCATCATCGTAAAACTGCTTAACTGCATCAAGTTTTTGTTTGCAGGTTACATTATTCTTTTGCAGTTTTAGGATAAGAGCTCCAACTTGTTTATTAGTCAAAGTATCAGCTTTAGGAAACTTAGTTTCTACCGGGCATGTATACATATCATCTGGTGCTTTAACAATTTTATATTCTGGTGCTAGTAATTGTACAGCTGTCTGTGAACATCCGGTTAATAATAATGGAAATAATAAAATTAATCTTTTCATTTCTTTTTCTCACCATAAGCTGCATCTAGCTGTTTTACAATACTCTTAAGGTATGGAACTGCATCATCTGATACTGGTGCAGTTGTAGGAGTCTTTGGTTTTGACTCTTCATCTGCTTTCTTTTCAATTTCATCTAGTTGTTTCTTTGCATCAGCTTCTTGCTGTGCAATAATTTCTCTTATACGATCAGCATTAGTTTTGATAGTTTCTGTCTTTTCCTTGAACTCTTCTTCTTTTTTGTTGAAGAGTTCTTGCTGCATCATATTAAACTTCTCGGTAGCCTCATTCCATAAATTATGATCATGAATTGCTAACCAGGTAAAGAAAGAGCTGGATAGTAAAACTACTATACCAATTATCTGCCCTATTCTATTACCCATAAAGAAACTTAAGAATGCCATTATTTTTCCTTAGATATTTTCTCGATATAATTTGCATATTCTGTTATACTATGATCAGCAAAGTTATCAATCTTACCTTTTTTAAGACCATCTCTCATTCCTCTAAAACGATCTTTTATTCTTTGCCATCCAGTAGGATTTCTTAACTTACCATATGCATTAAGATAATGTTCAGTACCGTGGTGCTTGTAACCCATAATGGTAAATGGCACTCTTGTAACGATATCGTTATTATTAACCCATCTATGATGTTTTACACCCAATGAGTTAGCATATTTTGGCCAACCAACTCTTGGTGAACCATATGTGTAGAGTTCTTCCGGGTCTGCTAATGACTTATCAAATAGACATCTGCTCGCCATAATAGTTGCCATTGCAGCACCTAGTGAATGACCACAGAACCAAAGTGTAGTGGATGAATCAAGACTTTGAATATCTTCTTTTACCAGTGGCCAAAGATCATCAACTTCCTTCTTAAATCCTTTATGAACTCTTGAAACTGTTTCTGATATTACAGGCCATGCACGAAGATCTGCTTTAATATCGTTCCATTGAGTAGGTTGTGTACCACGGCAGGATATTACACAATCTGTTTTGTTTTGAAATCTATAACTTTGTGCACCATCTACATCATAATATTCTACTTGATCGAATCCAAGCTTCTTAGCTTCTTTAGTAACCTTCTTTTGATCTAAGTAAGATATTTCGGAAAGACGTGCAAACAATAAACTACGTTGAATAAAGTCTAGATCTTTTATCATAGTGTATTACCTACGTAATATTGGCGCCAATATAATATTTCTTCTTTTATACTTTCTAGCCGCTTTTACAGGAACACCTAGTGTGTCTGGTGTAAGCCCAGCAATACCTGCTACTGTATTGACTGGAGCATGATCTTCTGCAAGTTCTGCTAATCTTAATTCTTCCATAGTAGTCTTAAGTTGATCTTCTAAACCAAACATACCATTAATAAATGTTTCTTCATTCATTTTCTTAATAGGAGCAGTTCTGAGAAGTAACAAAGCTGCTGCCATAGTAGCTATTCTTGTACTACCACCTGGGACTTTAGCAATAAGTTTTTTTAAATTAATTACCATAGTATCAAAAAATCCCAATGCTTTCTTATCATCAGGAGAAAAATACTTTCTATCTCTTAGAAAATTACCCTTGTCATCAATAAGACCTCTGTCATATGCTGGCATCTTATCAAAAGGTGTAATAAGTTTTTTAATGAATTGATATACTAAAAATGTATCAACTACCATCAGATTTTCCTTAGTTCGTTTAGTATTCTTTCATCTACTACAATATCTTTAGTATTTATTGTTCTATTTTCAACACCAATATTCTGTATAGTTTCTGGTAAAAGGTTTAGAAAAACTAGAAAGGATTTAAGTTGAGATTCCATTCCTTTACACTTTAAAAAGAGCATTTTTACTGTGGCTTGTGGACCAAAAACGTTGCATAATATAGTAATATGGTTTAAAATAAGACGTTCTTTCAAATCACCTTCTTCAACGTATCTATTAAGAAGTCTCTTAATATACTTAATTCTCTTTAGATCATCATAGAATTCTACAGTATCATAGCACTGTGGATTATCGTAGTGTCTAGCAGCAAATAATAAAAAATTAAATTCGTCAAGTTTATCAATCATATATTAGAAATCGCTTAATGCTACTTTTTTCCAACTATTAGTTCCAACACATATGTAAATATTATTACTATCCCAGCTGGCTTGACCTGCAATACCTACAGAGTTATTAGCTTTAGTAGCTAAGGGTAGTATAAACGATATAGAAGTATTAACAGATACAGCAGTAGAATTAATTACCATTTTAGAATCTACATTGGTAGTACCACCAGCATGTAATATTAATGAAGTACCTGTATTTGCAGTACCGATAGTTAGATCACCACCTTTATTATAAACATAAGAATCATTAGGACCACCTATGCTATAACTGGAATTACTATAATTACTACTATTAATACCTATATCAATATAAGGACCTGCATCACCATCTATATCACCTATATCATTATACATAACTACATCTGTAGATGCATTATTACTTGCACTAGCATTTTTAACTGCTACTTGCGCGTAAGTGTCAACTGATGTATAAAATATAGGTACAGCTCTTTGTGTGTTAATATGACGCCATACTGACCCATCAAAAATCCACTCATCGCCAGCACCCTTTCCAATTAAATCATATGTAGAAACAAAAGTGCCTGTTACTGGGTTTTCAATATAATTGCTACCGTATGCGTTACCGGAAAAAGTAGTAACTTTTACTTTATATTGACCACCATCATTAATATTTTTTATAAAATAACTTTTACCGGAGATTGCAGCAGGTGAAGATGCACTATCTGGTAAAATTATTCTTATATCTTGACTTATATTATTAGGGTCAGCAAATACAATATAATCATGTTTTTCTGCAAGATAAGTGTTAGAGGAATTAACAAGAGTATAGTCTTGCACACCAGAAAAAGCTGACCATATTGCACTATTGACTTGATCATCCCAACTTAACAAGTAACCTTCATTTGTGTTTGAAGAAGGTAAAATAGAAAGTGTGTTTGCAGATAAAACACCGTTAGAGATAGTTAATCCATCACCAACTTTTATAGTACCTCTAACTGTACTGTTAGCGTAATTTAAACTATTAGTTACACTGGTAGCAAAATTAGTAAGTGTAACTTTATTAGTAGAGGGTGACCCACCTGGATCATGAACTACCATTAGTAGGTCTGTATTAGCAACGCTTGTTATAGCGTTTAGTTCTGAAATCTTAGGCATTAGTCACCCTCTATATTAGTTATCAAGAATCAGGAAGTACTGAATCTTCGCCGTCACCAGACATTGAGCCCATTGCAACTAGTGTTTCATACTGAACACGTCCAGCACGGTTACCAGAACCTACTGTACGTACTACCCAACCAGCGTGTGCAATACCCTTATTGCTACCACCACCAACAACGGCTGCACCTGTTGCTGTATCACCTTGTAGAGTGTGACCAGTTTCTGTTAGACCCTTTGTAAGCGTGATTCTTGAACCACCTGAAGTAGTAGCAAGTGCTACAACAGTTGAATTTGCAAACTGAATGTAGTACTTAGTGCCTGATGTAAGACCACCAACTGCTGTATTACCAGATGCTACAGTATAAGTTACAGGATCGCCTGCAACAAATGCACCAGCAGAACCTAATGCAATAGTACTATTTGCACCACCACCAGTACCACCAGTTACTGCAGAGTTAGCATTAAAAGTATTTGCAGTTGGAGCAGCAAAAGTAATAGAAGGATTAGTTTCATAAGATGAACCAGCATTGCTGATATTTGATCCACCAATCTTACCAGTATTGTTTGCTGTACCAGTAGCTGCAGCACTTGAACCGCCACCACCTGTGAAAGTAACAGTAGAGTTAGAAGTATAACCAGAACCTGCATTAGTTACAATAATCTGAATAACACCACCAGAACCAACACCAATTTCTGTAGTATCAACACCAAATTGACCTACTGTTAATCCGCTAACAATAGCATCGGCTGTTACGTTACCAAATAGAGCAGTTCTATTTGAAGAATTAGGTGCAAGATTAAATCCTGTACCTGCCCACAGCACTGAATTTGCTGCTGAGTCGTCGTTTTTCCATTGTGACATTTGATTTTCTCCTTTGAGTAGAATTACAGACTTCTACCCAGTATTTATGGATTCTATAGTATCTAATGTACTAATTATTGTTTAGATGTTGCTCTTAACATCCATTGGTGTTTTCTATGAATTTCCATACGACCTTGAAGGAAATTGGAAAGACCTATCTCACCTGCTTCATTAGCAAGTTTATCTAATTCACCAATTAAAAACATCACTTTAGTATTATCTTCCATAGCAACTCTTATCATCTGACTAGCAGGGAGTGTTTCAAATTGATCACTTACTACACTGAGTGCTGAAAATCTACCTAGAGAACCAGGTGCATATGCTTGTAATGCTCTAAGATGCTCTGCATAATTATCTACACTACCATGAACATCTGAATAAAGATCACCAAATAATTCATGATATTGAGGGAAGTTTGGACCCTCTACATTCCAATGAAAGAAATGCAATTTAAGATAGAATGAAAAATTAGATGCATGTAATATTTTTAGTTTTTCAATAAGCTGTTCCATTAAGTTCCTCCGTTGCCACCGCCGTTCCCGCCTCCGGAGCTTGAACTTTTACCTGGTGGGTGTCTTTCTATTTTACCTGATGCCATACGAATTCCTACCATAGGAGGATTCCATGTTTTTCTTTTTCCTGTAGTTCCAGCTGGAACTGATAATTCTGATATAAATTGTTTAAACGTTACCACGCTTTACAACTCCAATATCTAGCTTTATGTCTAGGACCTGGACTATCACAATTATGTCTTGCACGGAATGATCTTCTACGTGCAGGTATATTCTTTTTAATTCTCATATTAGGATCACCAAAGTTAACCTTAACTACGTTACCTTTATCATTTCTAACGTAAACAGCTCTCTTTTTTGGTCCATCTGGTGTAAGGAATGGTTTACCTAATTTAACTTTACGTCCACCGTGTTCTGCTTCTTCTTCTATTTCGTTCCAGTCTTCGTAAAGCTCATCACCTGATACAACAAAATCTTCTTCGATGAGTTCATGAATTTCCATTTCCTCATCTAATAGACAGCCATTTTCTTCTGAATGTTCTTTAAAGGTTTTCATTTTTATTTTTCTCTTTTACTATACCTTTATGAGATACATCATGCACTTTATATCCCATTTTATGGTATTTCATTTGTGTTTTAAAAATTGCATCGTGTTTATTTTTAGCACGTATTTTATCTTTAAAGTATTCTTTATTACCATCTTTAGAAGCAGTAGTGTGTACCTTATGCTCTGGTTCTTGAAAGTTGGATATATCTTTAACCAGAACATTCTTTCTTTTTACTTTAAGTTCAGCAGTCTTCTGTCTTAAAGTAAGAGCTTCATTTAATTGATCTAAAAATTCTCTAAAAGTAATCATTTTACCTTACCCACATCAGTTCTTCTTCTTACTTTTTCTACTGCTTTATTTAATGTTTCGGATGCAACAGGTGTTTTACTTTTAATACCAGTAAGTGTTCTAATTTTGTTAACTTTACCAATCAGTTCATTAGATAGTTCATTGAGAGTTTCTTCATTTGTACTTTTCCAACCACCACCTTTTGATTTATACCATTTTGCAGCCCAGCCGTTAGCATATGCAGAAGGATATACATCAAACTTACTTTTTGCTAAAGCTTTAGCTCTTGACCATAATTCAGGGTTGGTAGGTTTATTTTTCTCGTTTATTATTTCTTCAGATACAGGGGGTATTTTGCTACGCAGTTTATCTAGAGGATCAGAACGAAGCATCTTTCCTCCGCTACCATCTAGATCTGCATCACCTTTTTTTAATTTACCTGATCTTGTAAAATGAAAACCTTTAGGAGCACTCTTAGTTTCCTTTATATTATTTTCTTCTTTTTGAGGACCAGGATTTTTACCTTTTTTCTTACCTGCTTTAATTAGAGCAATTGCAATAGCAGCTTGTTGTGCAGGATTTGCTGCTTCAGATTGTGTTTTATTGAGATCTCTAATTGTTTTAAGATGAGGATCTTCAATATAAGAATGTTCTTTTTCTAAACCCATACGTTTAGCATTAGTCATAATAAGATCAGCGATATGCTCTGCTTTTTCTATATCGTCTTTATCTGAGTGACCAATTGCTACCACTTGTTTTTCTAATCTAAACAGAAGATCATGTAACATCATATTCTCAACTGCAAGATGAGACATCTGTGTTTTATTTTCTATACCTGTGTACAATTTTACTGCACTTGGACATATATCAAAGTGCTTAGTAGTATAACTACCAAATGTAACCTGACCTGAAGGAGTCATTTCTACTTCTTCTGTTCTTACGTTGATAGGTGCACCACCTTTACCAGGGCGGTCAGCTACTGGATCTTCTCTTCTTTTTCTACGTGCAGCTAATGCACGATCATCTTTATCCATTGCTCTTGCTTTTGCAATAGGAAGACATTTTGGTTTACCTTCACCTGGTTCTCTTGCACAATCACCTTTAATATTACCTTTAGTGTCCATGCGGACCCATTTATCTTTAAACCACTGGCGGAGATCTTCTTTTACTTCTTTTTTTTTATTTTCTTTATCAATAATAGCCTGATAGTCTGCAGCGTTTTGCTTTAAAGCAGCTGCTGCAGTATCTATTTTCTTACCAATACCTGGTCTTGCTTTCTCTATTTTTTCCCACGGTGATTTATAACCTTTACCATATGCTTCTGATTTAAACATATCTGGAGTATAATCATTTACATTAGGTAACTTTAAAGGTATTTTTGATTTAAAATCTGGTATAGTAGCTTTTGGTAATTTTAAAGCCTGTTTAGCAGTATCATTTGAAGGTGATGACATGTTGCTAGGTGGACCTTTACCAAAAGATGCTTCTGGTTGTTCATCAATTATTTGCTTTTTAATAGCTTGATGACGATAAGGTCTATCATCTGTTTTACGATCTTCACCTTTTCTAACTACTAGATCTATATCTTTACGTTCTTGACCAGAACGAGGAACTGCTTCTCTATTTTTACCAAATTGCTCATCAAAAACATTATCTAGATCTTCTTTTACATTCTCTTTTGCAGCCATTTCTATTTCTTTATCTAACGCATCTTTTTCACGCATTCTTTTAAAGAAATCAGGATTATATCTATTCTTTACTGCATTGACTGCAAGAGTAACATCATCTTCAACTGCTATTTCTTTTTTTGCTTCTTCTATTTCTTTTTCACCGGGTGTATCGTTTTTGTATATTTTAGTCAAAGATGATGTACCCCATTCTCTTTTATGGGTGTTACTACGGTCTATATCTTCTATTACTACATCATAAATTGCATTTAGAAATTCGTATGACTCTAATAGATTTGATATATCAAGATCTTCTTTTGTAAATCTTCTTGATTCTTTTTTTCTAACCTGAGGTACTAGTCTCATTGCTAGTCTACGGATTGCTGCTTTTCTCTTTGAAACAATGTTTTCTATTCTCTGTTTTTCTGCAGCAGAAAGAGATTCAGGATCACGACCACCTGCTAGTTTTGATTTCATCTTTTTAATTGCAAGTTTACGTGCTCTGTTTGTAATAACTTTTGTATTTGCTCTTCTTAACATAGAGCGTTTTCTAGCTAATTCAATACGGCTTTGGTAGCGGCGCATAATCATTGCTCTCTTCATTCTTTGTTGAAGAGTAATTTCGTCTAGTTGTTCTTCTTCTGTAAACAACTCATCAAATAAATCGTCTAGATCTTCTTTAATGGATTTAATGTGATCAGCAATTTCTTCAGCATGTGAATGCAATGCTTTCGGAAGACCTGATTTAAATGCTTTCATATTACCTGATCTTGCATGTTCACGCATCTTAGTACCAGACATACCTTCAGTACCTTCTGCATCTGGATCTCTATGACCTGCAGAAACCACTTTAATTGACTTAAAATTATAATGACCTTCTTTGCCGTTATACTGATGAAGTTTCTTATGATAATCATCTACACGGTCTGAACCCGCTACCATTACTAAATGATGGTAACCAGCATCATGCAGTTTCTTAGCCTGATGTAAGAAGGATGGGTGTTCTTTATCAGAAGAAGATACAGAAGTAGTTGGTTTAACTACCTTCTTAAGATAACCTACTTTTTTCTCTTTAGGAAGAGGATTCTTACCATTACCTTCAGAATGTGATGCAATAATATGTGCATCACCTTTATGTTCTGAAGCTACCGATTCTACTTTATGAATAAGCTTTTCGTGTCCAACAGTAGGAGGGTTATAACGGCCAAATGCCATAACTGCTGTTTTCTCTTTTTCTTCTTGAATAGGATTAATAGTGATTTGATCAGGTTTAGAACCAGTCATAGTTCTTGACTTGGAAATAACGTCTTTAACAACAGTAGTTTTAAGCTTTTTTGAGCTAACCTGTGTGTTTTGATTGTTGTCTTTATTCTGATCTGACATTATATTTCTCTTTTGAAATTGTTATTTTATATTTATTGTTCTTAATAAACTTCACGCCACTGCATGTTTACACCGACATATGTCGAATTTGATGAAGAAAGATTGGTAGCAGTGACAACAAATACTTGTGAATTGTTGCTGTAGTAATTTTGAGCAATATAGTTCTTTTTAGCTGTACTTGGCATATTTGGATTTGTTATACCTGATGATGAGGTAGTAGAAGCAGCTCTTGGATTATTAGCAGCAGCAAATCCACCATCCATTACTTCACCGTCATTATAATTAGTAGCTGTTGCATTATACTGTATACCACTAGAAGGATGAACATCCACCCAAGAACCACCTGTAATTACTGACGTATTTGCAAGTTTAATTACATCATATCTAACATTCTCATCAGTAGAAAGAATAGTAATATTGCCTAATCTTGCAATCATTCTGTTTGAATAGCCGTTGAAGGTATCCTTTAATTTAATAGCCATAATCGGTGTTGTATTACCACCTGCAAGTAATCTTAGCCCACTATGCCATGCAAAATCTTGACCTGATTCTAGATAACCACCTTCAGATATTACTGTAGAACATATCTGATCCATATAAGCATTAGCTGTTCTTGTACCCGTATTAAATATCTCACATCTAATTGGTAGATTGGGACTACTCATATAAACTTTATCTAGGTTGTTACTATTATAAAATTCATGAGCGGGTATAAACTTACCATCATGAACAAAACCAGTACGAACTCTACCAACACCCAGCCATTGAAAATCTATAAAAACAATTTGTGTTTTAGTAATGTCAATATTAAAACCGGAAGGACCGTTTCCATCACAAGTATCTACATTCCAATCAGCCTGTGTAACTTTTCTGCTATCATCGGGTGAACCACCAGTATAAGTTCTAATACAAAAACTTATTTGACCGTTACCAGCTTGTTCAAAGTAAATACCGTTGTTATCATCATAATAACCTGTGCGTTTAGTAACATTGGTATTTGCACCATAAAAATTAAAAGTAGTTTTAATTAACTGACTCTTGCCTGGCAAATATTGATGGTAGAATTTTGTCTGGTGAACAACGCTGCTGGTTGAATTGTTTGCAGTAGTAAGACGTGCACAAGCTTGATTAGGTAAAAAAGTTACTGTGCCGTTTGCTGCTAAAATATCTTCAAATGCAGGATCAATACCATAAAGATGTTTGTAATCACCTAAAGTAAATGCATCTGATGTTCTTAATCTACCAAATGCGTCTGATTGTCCTGCTTCTAATGCTACTGGAAATCTATTATATTCATCATAAAAGGCACCATTACTATCAGCAGTCATTACGACTTCAAATATAGTATTACCGTCGGCTAAAAATCTTTTAGTATCGCGTCTATACTGAGCCATTTATTTTTTCCATGCTTTAGTAGCAGCAAAATTAGCTGCTGAAAACTCACCTCTATTGACTAATTTAATTGATCCACCATTATGATGTGCAACATATCCTTCTGGATGTGTTTCTTTACCATCAATATGATGCTCCATTCCACCTTCAGTTTTATTCGCTTTGTTCAAACCATGAACTAGAATATTTTTAGCAGCCTGAATATGATGGTGTAATTTTAATGCATTATCAAAATGCTTTTCATTCTCATCATGATGTTTAAGATCAGCATTCATTGTTTCTTTCTTCTTTGCTTTTGCAGTAGGAGTAGAAACACTATCGATTGCTTTTTGATGTCTTGCTTGAATATGTGAACGTAAACCTTTAGTAGTAGGCTTATCACCAGATCTTACTGTTTGATTAATATATGTAGTAAGATGTTCTGAATGTTTATTTACAACATTATGGAAGTCATGAGGCATCTTATCATGTAATTCTTTTGCTTTTGCCATATGATGTTCAAAAGCATCAGATTGTTCTTTAGATAGATTACTCATAGTTTAGCCTCAGGTGAAATTAAATGAACATCTTTATGCTGTTTAAAGTTATGATGATCTACATGAGGTGTAGCATGCATACCCTCTAGAGTCTTACCTTCATACTTTGTATGGACAGCAACTCCAATTTTTGAGTTAACAGCTTTCTTACCTTCTTCTGATCCTTTATGAATAGAATAGGTAATAGTATTTGGTTTAAAACTTACTTTGTGATCAGTATGATGCATCTCATCATGTGAGTGCATAAAGTCACCCTGGTAAACACCCTTCTTAGGAGTTACCTTAGGAAGATGTTCTAATGCTTGTCCTAATTTCTTTGCAAGACCAGGTGAATGACCGTGGTTCTTTTCTATATCTGAATGTGAATAATTAATCTTAGGATTCTTATTAAATGCTGACTTAGATGCAACGAAGAACTTACCTGACTCTGGATGATGTCCAAATACTACAGAAGGTGAACCATCTAGTTTAGTTGTAATATGAGAAGAATGTTTTTGACCTTTTAATGCCTTATGAACATCATGTAAAGCATGAAATGCATGTGTAAAGCCTTGATGAGACAATACTGCATTATCTTCGGGGTGATCTAGATGCTTTAATTTAGCACCTGCTTCTTCTGTAATATAAGTTAAAAAAGTTAACATTTTACTTCTTTAAGAATGATGGATCTTTCTCAAGATCATGTGATGACTTATCGGCATTTTTTAAACTCATAACAATAAGAGCACCGTATTTTCTCTTACCAGTTGCTTTATCTGTGCTTCTTGCTTTCATACGTGCTCTAAGTTGTGTGTCACCAGATAGTTCAGGCACACCTGTTTTAGCAACATCTTTACCAGTATGATAAGTTCCATGACCACCGATATGAATGTATGGTGTTTTTCTATCTTGACCATAATGAGCCTGAATACCTGCAGAACCTTTTTCTGTATGATACACATTACCCATCTTAAGATCTTTGTGATAATCACCAGAAGGTTTACCCCATTGCTTATTCACATGATGGAGAAATCCTGACTTCTCAATATGTGCAGCTGTTGCAGGATATTTTTCTTTAGATTTTTCACTAATATGCCAACCCTTATCTGGGTGATGATGGAGTTCTAATTGACCCATCATAGCATTCTTATCTTTCTTAATTTCAAGATTATGATTTTTACCACCAACATGGATACTTGAATCTGGAGCATCACCACTCGAACCGGCAGATGTGTGTCCAGGTGTTAATACACCATGTTTTTCTAGATGCTTGTTAATCTTTTCTTCATAATCAAAGCCGCCTTTGGCATGTGCTTCTGTAATAAAAGAGAGGAAAGTATGCATAGGATTCTCCAGATAGTTTATATGATATTTATCCAAACAAAAAAGAGGGTATTTCTACCCTCTTTTCTAGGAGATTACTTGTAATATTACAGTCCTATCATCTTAGAACTGTAACTAAATGAACCTTTGAAATCAGTACGTAGCCATTCTTCTAGAATCTCGAAACGAAGAGCAGAATCAGACTCACCAGCATTCTCGAGATCAGTCTTTGCTTTCTTACAGAATTCTACTAAAGACTTGTACGAAATCTTATCTGAATCTGAAAGAGCAGCCTTATGGGTCTTAGCATTACGTTGAAACATAGGAAAGCCTCCATTACCTATAATATGATAATAGAGGCTTCTTATTAAAAAATCAACTGATTAGTTTACACTTGAGAGAGTCTTCTTGACTTCTGCTTTCTGTGCAGCTGTCAATGGAATATAGTCAAGTGCTTCTGCATCCTTATCGTGTGCAAGTCCGTATTCAAAGAACTTCTTTGCAATTGCAACTGCAGCTGCATCATCGTTCTGCTTGTGCATTACGATATATGAAGTTGCAACCATTGGCCAAGTTGACTGGAATGCTTTAAGACCTGGTGATACCTTCTTACCATCTGTACCAATCATATCAGCAACTTGTAGGTCGTTTTGCTTGGCAAATGCATACTCGACGTAACCGATCGAACCATTAGTTTGGTATACATTATTTGCAACACCATCATTTCCTTTACCACCGATTGTGTTACCAGCCCATTCTACAGTTGAACCAAAACCGTAGTTCTTCTTCCAATCAGCATTTGCTTCAGAAAGAAACTTTGTGAAGTTCCAAGTTGTACCTGAACCATCTGAACGACGAATCTTAATGATACCGAGATCAGGAAGCTTTACGCCAGGATTGATTTCTGCAATTTCTTTATCATTCCACTTTGTAATTTTACCTGAATAAATCTTTGCTAGGATGTCAGCAGTAAGAGTAAGGCGTTCTACATCTTTAAGATTAAAGATAGGAACGATACCACCAACGATCATAGGAAACTGTACTTGACCTTTCTTTTCAAGGTCTTCTGGCTTTACTGGAATGTCAGTTGCACCAAATATTACTGTCTTTGCATCAATCTGCTTGATACCTGCACCAGAACCAACTCCCTGATAATTTACAGCGTTGTTAGTTTCTTTCTTAAAGCTATCTGCCCACTTTACATAAATTGGTTGTGGAAAAGTAGCACCTGCACCATTAACTTCACCTGCAAAGGCTGAAGTAGCGATAAACATAGATCCGATTACGGCAAGAATGTTCTTTAACATGTTAACTCCTGAGTTAATAAAAAAGGGACGAGATTTCTCCCGTCCCTTATATAGATCCCTAGTATGAAAGTTTTATGAAATTTCACGTTTTTATGAAAGATTTATAAAACTTTTTCAAACTATTTTATTAGAAATTAAGTGCATAACCTACTGTTACTGAATCTCCAGTAGAAGTCCAGCTCTTGTCATATGAACGAGCTGCTGAAATGTTTACTGATTGATCCTTAGCAAACTTGTAAGTCAAGCCTGTACCAACTTGTTGTGACTCATAGCTGTAAGCAGCATCGAATGAGTTACGATAACGATAGTTGGCAGCATTGATAACAATGTTATCAGTAAGACTGTAGTCCATACCTGCACGAAGTGCATAGTAGCCATAATTGGCACCACTGGTAAATCTTTGACCAATGCCTGCACCAGCCTTAGCAGTAAAACCAGCAAAAACTGGAAGCTTATAGCCAGCTTGTGCTTCAATAGTCTGCTTCAATGCTCCGGCATCAGCTGCCTGTGATGTTCCAGCAGCAACGCCTGCTGAAAAGCCACCGCCGAGATTACGTGAGTATGCTACAGAATAGTTAGTAGCAGTTGACTTGCTATATTCACCTGTGTTATAGTCGAAACCATATCCAGCTGAAATCGTATTGTCTGCAGATGCTGCAGGTGCTGCTGCAGTTGCTGCAGGAGCGGCCTTCTTATTAGGAAGGTCTGTAGCATATGCGCCAGTTGCAAAAGCAATAGCGGCTGCAGTAATAAGTAGCTTCTTCATTAATTACTCCTTGGTTAAAGTTATGGGTTAGCCTTCAACAATTAAATTATGTCCAGTGAGCTTTTCTTGTCTCGTCCACTGGATTACTAACCCGATTGCACGTCCGTGGGCTTCGATTTCCCATGGCGTATCCCAATAATCGACCTTTGCAGTATCAACGTATTTGCCGTTGAACTTGTAGACCTTCGGTCTACTACAAAGCTCGTAGTACTCTCCTTTAGCCCATTGCTTGACGTGTACTAGCTCATGAGCTAAGGTATTTAGCAGAAGAGATATCTTTTGATTAGGATCTATTTGTATAGTAAACTCACGAGAATTGCGATGGGTATCTTCCCATATACAATTTCCGTACTGATTTTGATTTTTAAACAAGTCTTTCTTAAAATGTATGTCAATAATTAACTTATCACGCATATATTTTGTAAAAAACTTCTTAAGGACAAAATTAGTAAGACTCTTTAACTTACTATAATCACTCTTAGAAACATACTTAGCATTATGAAACTTAATCATGAATACCTCCAATAACTAATATTAGTATGTTCAGTTATTAAAATCAATAAGATTATCTAGTGAAGGATATATTTTTATAAGTTCGTTCCAGCATTCTAATGCTATAAGTTGATGTTCTTTCTGGGTACCATTTGCACATCTTAACTGACAATAATGTATCCAAGAACGCACAGAACCAGCCATATAGAGACGACTAACAGTAAGTCCTTCTGGGAGTACTGCTCTTGCTTGTTCTTTTGCAATTCCGTTATCGATTGCCCATTTGTATGCAATGTTTGCTGCATCAATGACGTATTGTTGTCGCCCTGTCCATTGAAATGATAGGTCGTCGTTGTTTGCTTCAATTGAGTTTTGTCTGTTTTTTGTATCTTGGAGACGGGCTTCACGGACTGTGAATCCGAGATCATCGGTCGGATCTGCATATCTTTGCGAGAATTCCTGGAAAGAAAATGAACGGTGTCGTAAAATTTGTCTAGCGATATCACGAGTCGTATTAATCTCCATAGTAACATGAGCCATCTCAAAAGGTGACCAATGTTTATGTTTTACCAAATACTTAAGAAGACGATCTGATGTTTCTGTATTATGTTGATTTGATGGGTTAGAGACTCTTGCAACATATGCAATGAAATCACTAGGATTCATAGTATTGTTTTCGTCAGCAAGTTGGGTGTACGCTACTACTTTTACTGACATATCAGTCTCTCAAAAAGTCATAAGACTTAATCATGATAGATTCTTTAACTGGATAAAAGTCATTACCATTCACACCCTGCATAATATAATCACCATAGTATGCCTTCATTGCACCCTCAAGAGTCATAATTAACACACAAGGTTCATCATCACGATCGAGATGAGTAATAAATGCTTTATTATCAGACCATTTACGCAATTCCTCATCTGTTAGTTCAGGAGTAAATTGTATTGCTTTTTGAATAAATGGTTTCTTTTTTACAATATATTCATGAATCATTTTTAATACTCTCAATCATTTTAACTACATCTTTAGGAGATTGTTCTACTTCCCATTGAACACCAGTATATCCACCAAATACAAATGTCTTAAGACTACCACCTGGTTGAGGTGCTGCATCATAGACTGCTGTAATATGATCAACATTAATGTAGATTGGATTACCTTTGTGTGCTTCTACATCATTAGTCAATCTAATAAATTTTGCCATAATATATCCTTTGTTAATAAAATGGTAATGGTAGGCGCGGCCGGACTTGAACCGGCAAGCCGAAGCAACGAATTTTAAGTCCGTCGAGTTTACCTATTTCTCCACGCGCCCATTGGCGATCACGCCTGGACTCGAACCAGGACTCTGCCGCTTAGAAGGCGGCTGCTTTGTCCAGTTAAGCTACGTGACCATCTCAATAAAGATTAATGTTTAATTTTTCACGAAAGTATTTTTTAAGTTCTTTTTCAAAGAACTCTGGTGAAGTTGTCATATAAGTTGTATATAGTTTTGTAATATCGTCATCTTTATGATGAAGTTTACCGTATACAGTATAGCCTCGTTCTTGAACTATATCAATAAGATCTTGATCTTTTGTACCCGGTTCATAAACAACAAAGCCACGACTTTTAAGCTCATCTACTAGATCATAGTCATCAATATCATCTAAGTCAAAATCAACATCAACTGTTTGTGTAATAGTTGGCATATCACTTGTACCTTTTGTTTATCTCATCAATCCTAATATTAAGATACTCTATAATGAAATCTTTTGCAACTGATTTTTCAAAGTATATCTTGGCATAGTTAAGTTCATCAACAAAGGCAGCTTTTTTCATCTGATCTACTGAATAATTATAAGGCAGATCAGTCCCAGAGTGCCTCAAAGTACTTGCCGAAAAGCCTAAATCCGTTTGATTTTCTTGCATTCCACTTCTCCCAGCCTTCTTTGTCAAACTTATGTGTATGATTAGGACCTTCTACCATTTCCCAATAATGTTCTTTCTTGGGTTTAGACTCTGGTGTTTCACCCATCTTATATAAAGTTTCGTCTAATACATTACCTTCAATATCCACTTTTCTCCAGAGTATATCTGTTTCACCTGTATGAAACTGATCATCTGCTCTATCATCAATCTTTTGTGCAAATGCCCAGATCATCTCATCAAGCACCCAATCCCAACGTTTATGAAAATTATCATCAGTATCATATTCGTTCTTTTTAGGAGGTGCAGATGAAGAACGAAGTTCTTCTGGGACATCCTCGTCATCGACTAATGGTGCACCATGCTTTGTTGCTTGAAGCTGAACAAGTAAAGGGTGAATGATAATAGAAAGAGTATGATCCATTGACCATGTATCCCACTTATCAATCTGAATTTTTATCTTACGTTCAGCACCAAATTTTCTAGGGTATTTTCCAAGTGATACTTTCATCAGAATACAATCCACCCGTTTTCTTCATCTATCATATACTTGTCGGTATTCTTCAACCCCTTGATAAAACCATTAGGAGGGATCATATTATATCTAGCAGTTTTATCATCTGGTTGTGTATGAGATTTCTTTTGTTCTACTGGTACAATAACTGGTGCAGGATCTACAACATACATCGGCATCCTAAAAAGATTACGAACACCCATAATATGATCGATAGAAAGACCTAAGATATGATAACCTTGATTTTTTTGTTCATTATAATTTAAGAGAGTTTGTAGGCAGTTTCTTGCTGTATTAGGAGTTATTGCATAAGCATGCGTGCCTTCAAATTTTTCTATCTGTACTCTTGTAAATGGTTCATCGATACATTCATAGTCATCTCTATGATCAACTCTGTAACCTAAAAACAACCATTCATTATCTTGTACATCTGCATCTAAAAAGTTACGCTTAACAATAGCATCGTGCTCAAATACTGCTACTGCTCCTGTATGTTCTGATGCAATCTTTTTCCATATAGAAAGGTGGCCTGTCAGACACAATTGTTCTTTAAACCATATATTAAGAACATCGTTTGTTGCTTCATGACCGTCAACTCGAGGATCTACTTTAAATCCCCAGTTGTCATATATTTCTTTTGTTGTGGTAGGAAGTTTCATACCTTTAAAAGGTGTAACAGGGATGCCATGCTCTTCACAAGATTTCTTACACTCCTCCATATACTTTATAGCATCAGGAGTATCAATGTATAAAATATAAGCATGCTCAATTTTCATAGGTCACCTATTATAAAATGGTTGCGGGGGATGGAGTTGAACCACCGACCTTCGGATTATGAGTCCGACGCTCTTCCTCTGCGCTACCCCGCGTCAACTTTGTTTATGTGATCTCTTGTACCACTTACACCAGCCTTCAGGATCAATATCACCTGCTACTGCTGTACACTTATTAGGTTCTCTCCACATTGTGCAATTTTTACAAATTTGCCCTTCATGTGGGTGTGCTTGATAACTAGCTTCTTGTTTAGATGCTTTTTCTTCGTTAAGAAATTCTGTAAAGCTTTTCATTAAGCATCTCGTAATGTTTGATGTCTCAATCATCTGGCAAAAAGAAATACCTGACTTAGAAAGATCATGAGTAGCGAAACGTTCAATCCAAGGTTCACCGAAGGCAACCATATCGATAGCAACTACTAGTTCCTTAATAAACTTATAGACGTTATCTTTAGAACTAATTAGTTCTTTATCACCATTTGTACAATCAAGTAAAAGATGGTAGCCCCATGTATCTTTCATTCTGGTTTCCTTTTCTGGGTAAATGTAAAACATTATTTATTACCCTGCTTTCTTAACAGGTCTACGAATATCAACTACTTGACTGGCTGGGTAAGAAGATATTTTAACTGAATCATCTTGATTACCACCTAATAATTGAATATACTTTTCACCATTCTCAACATGATAACCATAAAAGAATGCAACATGTCTACCACTACCACCTGTTCTTCTAAGAAGAACTATATCACCTGGTTGTGGTTCTTTTACCTTACTACCGTAGTTATGATAACTAGATGCTAACAAACTATTAGTAGAGTGATAACCTGTTTGTTCTAATACAAAATTAATAAACCCAGCACACCAAGGCGTCTGCACCGGGTCTATCTCTAAAATTTCTTTTAGCTCTTTTCTATTCTTTCTAGCTTCGTAGCCATTGTATCCCATGGCTACCTTTAATATATCTGGCTGCTTAGCAAACATACCGTTGAAATCAACAGAGAATGTTAATTCAAATGCTAACGCCTTGACAGGTAACAGACATATGAGTAGAGTTGCTAGAAATTTTTTCATTGTAAATGGGTAAGCATTTTTCTGCAGTATGCGGTCTTATTCGATCTTGGAACCTGACCACTGCTATAAAACGATGCTGCTTTGCAGATATCGTTGTTCGTTCTATCCAAAGCATAACGAAGATATGCCATGCTATACTCTAAGTTAACTTCAGGCTTGTAAAGTTCAGTACACTTACCCTTAAATCCCTCTGACTTCGCGGTACCACAGCGAATTTGACCAAGGCCAATTTCACCTAGTTTACCGGTAGCATTGGGATCATAATTTGATTCCAGACTGACAATAGCATGCGCTAAGTCTTTTGGAACATTATGTCTTTCTGCGATTATATCTACTAGTAATTGTATATCCGATTTATTAAACGATGTATTTTTCGATGTATTAGCGCCGTATGATGCAGAAGACATACTAACCCCTATTACGAGGGCTAATAGTACTTTCTTCATTTTTCTTCCTTTGGTTGACACAAAGGCTTCTAACCTTGTGCTTCTCGTGCTAGAAGGAGCACGATTGAATATTTATTTTATTTGATTATTGTAAAGACGGCCACTGTTTCTTATCTGGATCAGTATTTTCAAGTACTTTAAGATCACCAGGAATCAATGGACTGAAGTCAATTTTTGTTTCTTGTTCTACTTTCTGAACAGAAACTACGTATTTTGGAAGATCTTTAACTTCCAACTTTTCATTAGGAAAGATAAACGCAATCATTTTTTTATTAGTAGGATCAATAATAACTTTAAAGAGTCTTGTAGGTACTGCTACTTTATTAGTACCAATAGTCTTATATCCGTTATCGTAAATAGAACCTTGAATAACATACAAGTCAGCACCTGACACAACCCAGTTACGTACGAATACTTCTAGCTGTTTCCAGATACCTCTGTTGTTGCCTGGATTCTGAGGTACCATATTTGAAAGAAGAAACGATTCAGACATGGCTTGTTTGTTAGCACCGTTATTAGCAGCTGGACTCATATGGCCACGATCATATCCTGCACCATTATAGTCTTGTAATGTTGACTGATGTTCTGGTTTAATTTCAGGATCTGGTCTAAAGTCTTCTGTGCGAGGTTCTTCACCAATACGATCTTTAGATACGTGTTCGGCAACATAAAGAGGATTCTTATATACTGTACTATAAGCCACTGCATAACTTGAACGACATAGATACTGAATATTTTCTTTTACTAATGGTTCAGGTGCACCCCATTTAACATGTTGTGGACACTTATCGTCAATGGGGTTAGCAAATGCTAATGTTGGAAAAAATAGTAAAGCTAATAATAACTTTTTCATCCTGTATTCCTTATGTAATCAGCCAATCTGGTCGGCTTAGTGTCCAATCGACAACTTGTTTAATTCGTTCAGTCAATTCAATCTTAGGTTCCCAACCCATTGCCTTCATTCTCTCGCCACTAAGAGCGTATCTGAGATCATGACCAGGACGAGATGAATGAAAGTCGACCAATTCGTACTTCAATTCTTTACCCTGGCAATCAGCAATGATTTGAGCTAATTGTAGATTATTTATTTCTTGCTTTCCAACAATATTGAACTTAGGACATTTAACACCACTTGTCGTAGTGTCATTAGGATCATTGTTTGTATCTGCATTATTAATTAAAAACATAATTGCATCTGCAACATCTACCGCATGAATATAATGACGGCTTCCTGGAATTGTTTTTGATGCATCAGAATGTACAGTGATTGTTTCACCATCTCTGATCTTCTTAATGCATTTAGGAATATACTTTTCTGGATGTTGCCTTTCACCAAACACATTCATTGTATGAGTTACAATGATTGGTAATTTGTAAGTGTTATGATAAGCTACTGCAAGTTCTTCACCACCAGCTTTTGTTGCTGAATATGGGTTAGTAGAATTGTAACGATCATACTCATCATAGTTTACACCTTTAGGTGCAGGACCAAACACTTCATCAGTCGAGAAGTAAATAAACTTTTCTAATGATCCATTACATCCTCTAGCATATTCTAAGATATTACATGTTGCCACAACATTATCAAGAACAAACTCCATGGGATAATCAATAGACCTATCCACATGACTACCAGCGGCCAGATGAACAATAATGTCAACTGGGCCAATACGGGAAGCAGTGAGAGGAGTAATAGCTGCCTTGAGGTCATGATATACAACCTTAACTCTATGTTTGTGAGGGTTATCTTTTACTAGATCATGTAGACGATTTAAGTTACCTGAAAAATCTAGACGATCTAGAGTAACTATATTCCAATCAGTATTATTTAAAAAATAATTTACAACATGATGAGCTACAAAACCAGCACCACCAGTAATTAAAACATTCTTACTCATAATTTTACCTCATATAACCAACTATCCCAACCAATATTATCATATACTTTAATATTATCTTTACCAAAAATTTCATTCACTGCTATGTATACACCATGATCAGGATGGTCAGGAGGTGATGCATAATCATGACCACCTATAAACCCACTCTTTTTAATTTTAGGTAACCATGCAAGCAAATCTTTTTTTACATTTTCATACTTATGAGATGCATCTATAAAAACAAAATCAACTGAGTTGTCCTTAAACAATTTAGCTGCCTGCACACTATGTTTCTTGTATGTTGTAATATGATCTTTTATAGGTTTTATATTGGAAAGATATTCTTCATATAATGTATTATCTTTTATTGAATTGTTTTCCATTATTTGTGGTTCACCTGGAGAACCTATAAAAGTATCAACAGCATAAAATTTAATATTTTTATTTTTATTGATAGACTCGACTACTGCATAACTAATTGATTTTCCTTTCCAAACTCCTACTTCTACGAAAATAGAATTATCAGAAAGTTTTTCTATCATATCATCATACAATTTTTCAAAGTTAAAAAAACCTTGAATATTATGATAAATGTGTTCCATTATTCTGCAACAATAAATGCATTGCCAAACTGATGAGTTTTTGTCCAGTTACCTTTAAGGTGTCCCATCTGATAGTCAAAGAACTTGATTTTGAAACCAGCTTCACCAAGAGCCTTCAACCAAAACTCTTCAGGTTCTCTGATCACATGAGTGATGTCCATTTCGTATTGACGAATACGAAACTTTTTATTATCACCTAACGGTACAGCAACTAAAATATTTCTACAACGGATGCGAAATGCTTTTAGGATACCTGGTAGCACATCATAAGGAACATGCTCTAGGACATCTTTAGCCATAATGAGATCATAGTTACCTTTAATATCATCTACACTATTAATGATGCTAAGATAATCTTTTACTTCTGGCATACCTGCATTAACTGCGTATTCGGAAATATCTACACCGTAAGCTTCTTTGCCAAGAAGTCTCATGGCATAGACCATGAAGCCTTTTGCACAACCAAAGTCAAGCACTGTTTCAAAATTAACTTTTTCGATAATAGATGTAGCTTCACGAATTGTGCGCTCAGGCATCCAGCGATAGTTTTCATAACCACTAATGTGATTATTAATACCATCTTCATAATATTTTTCATCAAATATATTCATATTAAAATCCTTAAGCAAATTCGTTATGTCTTGTTTCCGTTACAATATCGTCGATAAGTTCGTTTTGTAGAGCATACTTACAGAATGAGCAAGCATGATGTCTACGCTTAGTATTAATATCACCGTCAATCGAATTATAGTAATCTAAGATACCATCGATGTCAGCAATTTTAAACTCAGCATTAACATGATATCCGTTCTCGGGTGCAAGTTCTGCTGATGGGCAAACATAAACGTTACCATCTGTAAACACGCAAGGCTTAACCATATGCATGTAACAATTATCGTTACGACGAGTGCCTTTGAAGTTAAAGTCTGAAAGGAAAGCAAACTTCAATGGACCATTCTCTGCTTCGAAGTTATTAAGAATGCCTCGAATCTTTTCAATGTCCTTAGCAGTTTCCTTTGGATCCTTGATAGCATTAAATGCAATGCGGCAAGGTATCTTCTTCTCTTCTACCCACTTAAGCATACGAATAAAGTTTTCTTCCTTATAGGTATTCTTAGCAAGAACTTTCTTACCTGCAAGTTCACTATTAGTCTCTGTCCACTGACCAGTAATGTTAGGGTTGGTAGAAGTTTCTAGTGCACCATCCCAAACATATGCAGCTGAGATTTCAATATTAGTAAGACCTTCAAATACTGAAAGGTCATAATCATATCCTTCGTCAAACCCGTACATACCAAGACGTACCCAGGATACTTTATCCCAATTCTTAATCTTCTTAAGACGCGAACCGTTTGTTACAATACCAATCTTAATTCCTTTTGCATGAATGTAATCAATCATGAAGTTAAGATCAGGATGAAGAGTAGGTTCGCCACCACCAGTAAATTCCATACCAAGAACACCAAGTTCAGCAAACTGATCTACGGCTTTAATCATCTGTTCCTTGGTAAGCATTTCCTTCAAGTTACGATTAGCAAAGCAGCAGAATGAACAAGTCAGATTGCAAGGATTGCAAGGTGACATATGGAACATTACAGGCTTTGGTCTTCCTCCTTTTTGGATAATAGAAAGCCTATCCATATGCTTAAGAAGCTTAACATGATTACTTGTGTAGCTTCTACCTTGAACTTTTGTTTCCATCTCGTGCATAATATTTTTCCTTATTGTTTAATCCAGTACCAGACATTATCTGCACATGTTGCTATTGGAGGGTAGTCACCTTCAGATCTAAATTTATTTAGAGCAGCATTCACTCCAGGCAATCCATAATCATGCCCGGAAAAGATACCGCCTTTTCTTACTTTATTATAAAAGTTTTTACAATCTCTATAAACAGCTTCTTCTGAATGATCACCATCTATAAAAATATAATCTAGAGATTCATCAGAATAATCTTGTAAAATATTCTCACATTTATCTTTTACTATGATAATTCTACCTTCAAACTGTTCTGTGTTCTTAACAGCTGCTTGGTATTGAGCATCTAATATATCTTCTCCAATATACGAATTCCAATCTTGATAAGGAAGATATGGATCAACTCCTATAAGATGAAGGTTAGGTATATTAGAAAGAAAATGATTAATGTTCCAACCGCTTGCTACCCCGATCTCCATACCTATTATAGGAGTATCTTCATCTATTGTAAGTTGTTTTACTACAGGTACTAGCCCAGAAGCAGAAATGTATTTTTTTTGCTCCCATTCATTTTTTTCTACAAGTTCAGATATTAACCATGGATATAAATTTGAGTTTGTCATTTTCTTTTCACTTCTTCGTAAATTGTATAATCTATACCAAATAATGGTGTAACATATTCATGATAATGCTGCATCATAAAATCTGGATAAACACTATTAAAAATATGATACATTTCTCTATTAGCTTCGTCTACCTTATAATATGAGGGTGTATACCCTTTAAATGATGCAGGAGGGTGATAAACTGAACTACTATGAACCACCATAGCTTTTTCTTTTAATACTTTAGAAAGAATAACATCAAAACCGTAACCACTTTTAAAGTCATGCAATTTCCACAACTCAAGTAATGTTGGAATACAGGATGTGTGCACAAAGTTACACATTCCTTCTACAAATCTTGTAATAGAATATTCTAGGTCTTCTCTTTGATGCAGAATATGATGTGAACTTTCAGAGCCTTTGTAGGTAGATAATTGAAATAATTTAATTCTATTATCATAAGCAAGCTTAATTGCTCTATTAATATTATCAATATCTGTTATTAAATCATCATCAAAAAAACCGATATACTCATAATCAGTCCAGTCAAATTCTTGTAAAAATTTATGAGCGATTTGCCACTTAAACCCTTTGTTTTCCCAGCTAATATAATCATATGTATTAGGTTCTATTTCAATATCATTATATCTATAGAGTACAGTTTCATACAAACGTTCTGGTTTAGTATATCTCCAGTGATTATCTGAATCGTAAGCTTCTGGATAAAAATTAATAGGTATACCTACTGAACTAAAAATGAGACTTTTCTTCATCTGTATTTTTCTTCTATAGATTGTTTCCACATCGAATTACGATTATATTGGTGAACTATAAAATAATCAATACCTGAAGAAGTTTTTACCATACCGTTTTCAAATTTAGGATTAGCTTCAATATTAACTCTCGAATAATCTTTATATGGGTCTGCAACTGTACCTACTTGACAAGCCCAGCCACTATCATGACTTACATAACGAGTAATTAGTTTATAAGGGATAGTTGAGAGTAGTACGTTATAAGCTGCTTGATCTGAACCACCACCACCAGGTACATGTTGTTGTTTTCCAGTACATAAAGAGTAGATCGAGAAGAAAAGATCACTCATAGCTTCAGTTTTACCAGCCATAACTCCAGCGTTGTATATTGAGATGTCTTTTAACTTCTCATACACTTCTTCACCAAATGCTAATTTCATATTATTAGCACCCCATACCTCATCTTTATATCTTATATTTTCTGAAGAAGAAATAATATGTTTAGTTGATATACTATCTATTAAACTAAAATAAACGTATTTGCTGGGATCTTTCTGAAAGATCACATCAGTAACATCCGTAGTAATAATAAAATCATATTTTTCTTTTCTATCTTGTAGTATTGCATAGTAAACATAAAATCTTACAACACAGACATGTTCATTAGGTTCTAATTTTCTCAGAGAAATTACTTCAAAATTATTTTGTTCAAATTTTTGTTCAAGTTCTTTATTGTCACCAAAAATAATAATAAGTTTATCCCCAGAATAGCCGCTTTGATTAAGAGAATTAACCCAAAATTTACATTTATCCCAAGTAAGATCAGAGGTAATAGATCCTAGTACTAGACTACTCACAATTCGCCCCATACTTTTAAATAATCACTTTGTTGAAAATTATTATTATTATTTACATCTTTAATTTTTTTTGCAGCAAATGCTATGTAGTGTGAGTTAGGTGATGTTTTAAATTCTTGTCTATCACCTTTTTTAGGTTCAGGTATATGATACATGTCAAACGATTCATCTGAAGTCAATTCATAAATGTCCAAACTAAGTTGTTCATAACCTGCTTGTTCTGAAAAAACTGTTCTAAAAAATTCTGGGCTAAATTGATAAAAACCATGTCCTGCAAAATTATTACATGTGGTAATAATTGCTACTACCCCACCTACCTTTAGCATAATTTTGTAATTATCAATCACTGTTTTAATATCATAGATATGTTCAATAGTACCTGCGTCTAAAATATAATCGAAAGTATTATGGTATATCTCGTCGACTGGTTTATTCATATCATGAACTATAGAACAACCTTCATAAGGTGAATAATCTATTGTATCTACACTATCAGCACCTAGTAGTCTAAATAGTTTTTCTGTATGACCATCACCACCATTAACAGTATCTTCTGCTGTAAAATTAATGTCATGGTCTGATAAAATTTTATTACTAATTGCTGCTTTCCTGCCAGATCTATCTGCCCAGGAACCTGCATAGTGGAGACCTTGTCTTCCAATCTGCAGTGTTTTGCCTTTTACATATTGTTTATGATCAGCAATAAAGTTCAAACACGAAATATCAATACCCATAACAACCTCATAATAAAGAAAAGGGGCGCAGAGTGCGCCCCTGTGTAGTATTATTTATTATTGTTCTTTCTTAATTTTATTCAAGAGATGGTTAAGAACAACACCGTAGATAGGAAGAATAATAACAAGACTTACAATAGTCTTGAATACAACATCGGCATTTGCAATTGCAAGCCAGTTAGCTGCCATATACTCGTTAGTGCTGTTATAGAATGCTGCACCAAAGAAAGCATATGTGTCAACAATGTTTGCAAAGATACCTGAAACTAATGGTGCAACCCACCAAGAAGAATACTTTTCTCTTACTTTCTGGAATACTGTTACGTCAAACAATTGACCAATAAGATATGCTACTGCTGACGCAACACCGATACGCCAATCAGAAAGAGCAGCACTAACTACTGCCGCAGGAATAAAAGCCATACCAACAACTACTCTTGATTGATGTTTATTGGTAAGACGTGTAGTCAAATCAGTTGCTACAAGAACTAATGGGAAGAGGAACATTGCCCATGTTACTTTAAGTCCAAAAATTTCTAATGGAAACTGAACAATATAATTTGCAAGTCCGATAATGAATACATGGACAAGCATAAGTTTTAATGCTAGATTTTTATTTACTTCTGCAAAGTTAATCATATAGTATTCCTTTCAAATACATTATTGTATTGCTGGGTTACTCTAACAAATGTAGTACACTTGCTGAGATACTTCAACTTTGAGGCTCCAACATAGGTGCATGCGGACCTCAAACCACCTAAAATATCTCGTACTGTATCGGAAGCTTTTCCTTTATACGGTACGAGTACCTCTCTTCCTTCTGAAGATCGGTAATCCTTAAGACCACCAAAGTGTTTATCATTGGCAGCCTTGGAACTCATTCCATAGAACTTTACGAATTTCTTTTCTTCTGTGATTGGTTTGTATGTATCCCAATCACGATCATATGACCACTCACCTGTACTGAGATACTTAGTAACAATATCACCACCACCTTCATCGTGGCCGGCAAGCATGCCACCAAGCATTACAAAGTCAGCACCAGCTGCAAATGCTTTAGCAACATCGCCAGGAGAAGTACAACCACCATCAGCTATGATATGCCCACCAAGTCCATGAGCAGCGTCAGCGCACTCGATAACAGCTGAGAGCTGCGGATAACCAACACCTGTTTTAATGCGGGTAGTGCAAACAGAACCAGGACCAATGCCTACTTTAACGATATCAGCTCCAGCAAGGATCAACTCCTCTGTAATATCACCGGTAACAACATTACCTGCAATGATTGTAAGTAAAGGATAATTATCTCTTACATGTTTAACTACATCAATAAAACGTTCTGTATATCCGTTTGCAACATCAATACAAACATATTTTAGTTTACTACTATGTCTATAAACATAGTGAAGTTTATTAAGATCATCTTCACCTATACCAATACTCATAGCGGTATGATCATTAACGTCATGATCAATTATAGAAGCATCATGTAAAAACTCTACTACTTCTTCTGGAGAATAGTGTTTAACAAGACAGGTAAACATATTGAAGTTTGATAACTCGACTGCCATACGACGAGTACCAACACCATCCATATTTGCAGCGATAATAGGAACTCCGCAATAGTTAAGTTGACTATTGCGGAAAGTATATTCACGTTCTAGTGATACTGTTTTTCTAGAAGTAAGTGTACTACGTTTAGGTCTTAGTAGTACATCTTTAAAGTCAAGTTTTTGATCATTATCGATACGCATTAGTCTACTGTACCGATAATCTTAAATGAACGACCAATCCAAAATCCAACATACCACTTCTTTGTAAAGACATCATATCGCTTAACCATTTTATTCTCCTTAGAGTGACCAACGAGTTTTCTGGGTGATCTTATCGCGTTTAACTGGTCTGTCATAGCACTCAACGAACCCCATTAAGATACGAATCTGATTTTCAATAGGATACGACCAGTCACCCCAGTCATATACTGAATCTTCTTCTTTAGTGCACTTACGCAAATACTCTAAGTAACCATTAGTACATGCGTCTGCGTATTCTTTTTCATCAGAATCATTACGTACTGAAACGCGATGATATAGACGGTAAGCTAGCCAAAGACGTTTAATATGATATTCGAGTTTGTTTTCCATATTATAATTATGGCTTATCTTATTAAATAAATCCAGTACGATGTTTGTTCTCTTCCTTAATCTTTGCTAAAAGACTAGGCATTTCCCTGTTGTAAACAATTGATTCTCTATTTAGAATCTCATTAGAATCTTTAATCGTAGAAGTTGTAACTGCAAATGGTGTATGGTAGAACGTATTAGTAATATGATAGTTTTGATTAAGTTTATAGAACATTGTGTCGTATATGAAATTATCACCCCAGTACAAGTCTAGTCCTTCAATGATAGGGACGTATACGTCTTTATGGAAAAACATAAGTGTACCTAGACCGAAATGAAATCTATAGTCATAAGGTGTTGCACATTGTAAGAGAGTAATTTCACCAGTCGTAATAGGAATCTGATTGAAGTCTTTTACATTACCAGGACAAATACCACACAATCCTATATTAGGATTAAGGAACTGATCCATACGATGAAATAATTTAAGATCAACTATTACATCATCGTTAATAAGACATATCTTATCATATTTGGCAATCTGTGTTCCTATGTTCCATGCTGGATTAACATAGATGTTCTTACCATATGATATACAGTTTACTTTAGAATGTGTAAATATGTTACTAGTAGGTGTTACAGCTGGATCATTATCAATAATAATAATTTCACCAATGGAAGGTACTTCAACCATATCTTCTACAAATTTAAGAAATGGTGGATACTTCCACATTGTAGGCACAACAACTGTTATCATAACTACCTCATAATAAATGGCGGAGGGTATAGGATTCGAACCTATGGGACCGTGTTAGGGACCGACTCGTTAGCAATGAGCTGCTTTCGACCACTCAGCCAACCCTCCAATTCTATATTACTTTTAAAAACTTTTCTATGCCTTTGTTAATATTTTCTTGCCAGTGATTTGCTGAGTTTTCATCTGCATAATCTGTTAAATATTTGTAACACGAAAAAGGTTTGTTCATTAAATTACAAACTTTTGCTATTGCATATGCTTCCATATCAACCGCATCTGTTTTTAATTCAGGTGAAGACATTACAAAATTATCACCTGTGCTTAAAGTATAATGTGAATTACTGATAGTAATTGATCCGCTGTTTTTTTCAAACGGGGTATGACCTAGTTCTGCTAACGGTCTTGCATCCATATCTCTTTGATACAAAGTGCCAATCTCAATAAGCTGTCCTATAAGATCTTTGTTAAGAGCTCCTGCAGTACCATAATTAATAATTCTAGTACATTTAGGATCTATACATGCTTCTACTGCAGCAATTGTAGCATTAATTTTACCTACCCCGGTATATTTAATATACAAATCTGTACTATTAAATGGAAGCTCTTGCTCTAACGCTACTAGTATATAAATCACTTCAATTCCATCTGATATGCACTCATACACATATCTTCTAAAGTGCGCTTACCGTAATACTTTACCGACTTATCTTCAGGCATAATAAGTTCTGCAGTATCACCAGATCTTCTCGGTCCTTCTATAACCTGGAAGTCAACATCCGAAACAATTTTCATTGCATCTATAACTTCTCTAACAGTATGACCGATACCACTACCAATGCATTCATAATTTGAATTACTAGGATTTTCAATAGAGTTAACTATACAATCTGCAAGATCAGAAACGTGAACATAGTCTCTAATACAAGTACCATCACGGGTATCCCAGTCAGTGCCATTTATAGTAATAAAAGGTCTTTTACCTGCTGCTGCTTCTGCTGCAATACGTATCAAATGAGTAGCATTACCAATTTGTCTAAACTCACCGTTATTACCAGCAACATTAAAGAATCTAAAAATGCTATAATTCTTACCGTATGCTTTAATAATATTTTCTGCAAGTAATTTTGATTGTGCATATGGTGATATAGGATTAAACGCTGATGCTGTAGATGCAAAAATAAAATTATCTGAAGAATATTTTATAAGTGTATTAAATGTACCTTCAACATTTGTCTTAACGTACTTCCAAGGAACTCTTACTGACTCTTCAATATCAATAGCACCAGCAAGGTGGACAATTGCATCATAATCACCACGGTGATCTTTACGAACTACATCATGTAGGTATGCTGGTTTGTTTAAATATTTTTCAATATCATTGGAAGACCTGCTGATGTCTAGACCTTCAACATGATAACCATGTTCAGCTAAAGCCTTAACTGTATGTGAACCAATATAACCATAAGCACCTGTTACTAAGATTTTTTTCATTATGGTAACGCTGCTCTCTTTCTTAAATCTGTAGTTGAAAATCTATGTTTACGACTATTGTAAATAATTTCAATATTATTATCTAGGCAATACTCTTTACCGGTAAAATCTTTATTACGATATTCTTCTCCTACAAATCTTACATTGACTGGAAATATTGTAAGAATATCTAACAAGTCTTTTTCTGTTTCATAAACTATAATTTGATCGACATGCTTAACTGCTGCTAACTGTATTTGTCTTTCTACAATCGATTGTGCAGGTTTGTTTTTAGTATCTGGTCTATCTATAGTAGGATCGGTCTGTAACCCTACAATGAGATAATCACAGTATTGTTTTGTTTCTTCTAGCATTAAAATATGACCTGCATGAAGAAGATCGAATGTTGAAAATGTTACACCAATTTTCATAATACACCTTAATTAAATTTTCTAAGATAGTCTAAGCTAATTCTTCCAGATTCAAAATCATTATAACCTGATTTAAGTATTAAGTTAAAATCTCCTGCAAGTCCACACCTTCTACCATCCTGTAGCTTATTTAGATTAGGATTAGGAACTGTACCATGAGGTAAATTACCAGGCCACATTACTAATAGTCCTTCACGGGGTGGAATAAAAAAACTATTATAGTTAGTAACGTTACGTTCTTTTAAAAATGTTTTATCTTGCTCAAATCTATCATCATCCATCATACCTGAAAATAACTGATTTGGTCTATGAACATTTTTAAATGATAAACAATCTGCGTCTTCTGGAACTTCAAGATAATATACAAATGAAATATCTGAATTAGAATGAATATGATAGTTCATATGATTGCCAGGTTTATCTAAAATAGACAACCATGTTTTAGTAATATAATATTCAAACACATCACTTTTAACACCTAACAAATCTACATAAGATTTTGCATGTATCGATATCTGTCTAAAAAAATCTTGGAAAAGAGAATTATGGTGTATATTGATTTTGCCAATATGTTCACCCGTCATTCTATAGATATCGTTTTGTTCATCTAATGTTTCAAAGTTATAAGGTTCTATATTATCTAATATAACTTTATTATACTCTCTATAATTATTTAGTTGTGCTGTATAGATTACTGTAGGGAATATAAGATGAGCTTCAGTTTCATCAAGCATTATCTATTTCTTTTTCTAGCCACTCAATTTCTTTTTTAACTTGAAGTTTCTTTATTTTTAGATCTTTTATTTTAAGATCTGGATCGTAATGAATATAAGATTCGTTAATCTGATTTTCTAAATCTTTATGCTTTTCTTTAAGACTTTTAATATGATGTTTAAGTTTTTCTATGTTCATATAAGTCTCCATTTTACACATAATACCTAAATATATAGGAGTTGATTATTAACTTCAACTGAATAATTATGTGCGCTTGAAATAAATTATAAGATTCGCGCAATTTAATCATGTTTATATCATTATGAATGACTGATTGATTGAATTAAAATGTTCAACCAATGAGGGAATAAACATGTCTTTTTTACGTAAAATAGCTATAGCTTTTGTGGCAGTACTTTCTACATTGACTGTTGCTAAAGCTGATATTGCCGACGGGCAATTTAGTACAAATCAAATATTCGATGTGCAATATTATTGGTCAGGAACTACTCTTAACGCTTCTAACTTTATTGCTCCATATGATCAGAACTTTACTCATCCTACTGTAACTTCTGGTCAATACTTTCAATTCTTTAATAGTACTACTAATCCAGGGACTTATGGTCTAGGTCTTTATAACAGTGATGGTACTCTTGCACAAGTGCTGCATGATACTGGTACACTTCAAGCTATTGGTCCAGATGCATTGTTTTATATTGGTTCTGGCTTCTTTGGCACAGTAATCACAACATCAGCTGGTTATAATTATGGTGATAATGCAAGTTTTACTAACATGGACACTTCTGTATCTGGTACTGATACTACTAGTTATACATGGGCAAGTACAACTCCATTAGCTGCAGGTCAAACTGCAAGTTCTGGTTCTGGTAGTGGTTCAGGGAGCAGTGTTAGCAACCCAACTAATATGAATTTTGCAACTGGTGATCTAACTGGTTGGACTTCTGGTGGTGGCACTGGAACACAAACATCTTCTTATACAGGTACTGGTGTTGGTGTTGCTGTAGTCCAAGGAATGCAAAATTTTAATGCAGGTGGTACTCACTCATGGACTATTACACCACCTACGGGTGACTACATGGTCAGTTTACAACCAACCGGAACACAACAAAGTGGAACTAATGATTTTCAAACAATGGCAACTGCATTAGGTCTTAGTGCTACCAGTGTTACTGAAATTCAAAATGCAATGACAGCAACCGGCAACGGTCTTCCAACAAATGCTGCATGGTTATATCAGGATTTAGTATTGTCTAATGGAACTACATTCAACGTTGCATGGCAATATGTTTCATCGGACTACGAACCATTTAATGATGGTAGCTTAACATCTCTTGTTAATACTACTGGTACTACAGTTGCAACTGTAAATGGTGAAAATAAAGAATATGCTCTTCTTGGATTTACTAATGCAGGAACTGGTAACTATTCAGTAGGATCATATGGTGCTACTGGATGGCAACTTGCAACTTATCTTGTTAATGAAAACGGAACATACAGATTAGGCTTTGGATCATTCAATCTTTCAGATACTGCTCTAAGTCCTATTCTTTTTGTAACTCAATATCAAGGTACAACTCTTGATCACGGTGTTGCATTTGGTCCTATTGCTCCTAATCCAGGAAGTAATGCTCCTAACAATTCAGGAGGTGGTAGTGGTACACCTACAATAGTAAGCACCGCACCAGGTGCTGATATCGTTACATCAACATCAACTGTTGGTGCAACTGTATCACAAGATACTGTAAATTATACTGCAGCATCTTCTGGTGACACAAAGACTATCACACAAACTACTGTAACTGCTCACACAACACCAACAACTACTGTTACTATTACAACACCTACTACTGTAGATACTTACAGTGATGGTTCTACAGTAACTACTAACGGTACACCTGTAACAACAACCACTACTGTAAGTACTGTTACTTTTGATACTGCTAATGTAGAAGAAACTGCTTATGTTGGTGGTGGAAATAGTGCATACAATAATGCAATAGTAAAACCATTCTTTGTCGATCCATTAGGTATTCCAGAAGGATCATGGGCTGATGTTTCATTGTCTTCTGGTAATAATATTGGTAGTACTAATGTAAACTTTGGTTATCAAAAGACTGTCGAAAATGTTACTGCAGGTGTTGCAGGTTCAGCCGGTAAGGTCGCATCAAGCGGTCTTAACAATTCATCTGTAACTGGTGATACATATGCAGCAACTGCTTATGTGTTAAATAAGTCTGATGTTGTAGACGTAAAAGGATCAATTGGTTTTGGAATTGGTAATTATATTGTTAATAATTCAATTGCAAACTTTGGTCTATCTAATCAAACTAAGTCACAACAAAAAACAGCATATGCTGATCTTGCATTTTATTCTCCAGAAAAGTATGCAGGATGGACACCATTTGCTGGTGTGACTGTTCTTAATAGTGATATTGGTAATGTTGAGGAAACTGGTTCATCATTACTATCAAGTGGTACTGTTGCATCAAATAAGACATACACAATGCCTTATGTCGGTGTTAAGAACGAAGTATCACCTGGTGTAGTAGTTGAAGTAAAAGCAACTCAAACAGAACCATATGGTACTGTTGTATCAGGTAAAGTAACTGCTAAGAATAAAATCACAGACAATGTTTCTCTAAATCTTACTGTAGGTGCTGACAAAGGTCAGAACTATGATAGTTTAAAAAAGAGCGGGAATAAAATCCCGCTCTTTCTATGTTTGGTGCGCATGGAGGGACTTGAACCCCCAAAACCTAGTTTCTAAGACTAGTACGTATACCAATTCCGTCACACGCGCTAATTGGTGGACCTTATCGGACTCGAACCGATCACCTATAGCTTGCAAAGCTATCGCTCTCCCAGATGAGCTAAAGGCCCTTGAATGGAGCGGGTAACCAGACTCGAACTGGTTTCTACAGCTTGGAAGGCTGGGGCACAACCCATATACCATACCCGCAATTAGTTTAAGCTGCCATTAATTCTTTCAATCTGTCCGCTGCATATGATGCTGCAAAAGCATTAGGCTTGACCATAGGTACCACATTACACATACCACGAATATATCCGGTAGCTTCTGAAATAACACAAGAAGAACCATGATGCTCATCAGGATTGATATCAAGGTGTACTTCCACATGGCGATCCTCCAACACATCGGCCAACTTCATATACAATTCGGCAACCTTATAAACTTCATTCATTAAACGCATACGAGGTTTATCTCGTTGCTGATCGAAGTCACGTTCACGTTGAACTTCTCCAAAGATCTTACATCCACGTTTACCATCAATATGAACAACGACAGCAAGAGTATAATCAGCATGCCATACATTATTAATCATGAAACGCTCAGAGTCTGCACCAACATACACTTTTGTTTCTGGTGATTGTGCTAGAATATATTGTTTAACTTCTTCGATATTCATTTCTTTACGTAACATGACCGCTCTCCTCAGTCTATATAAAATCCCTTCCTATTATAGTCAGGGGATTCAACAAATCTTAAATTACCTGATACTGATATATGTTCATCTTTCCATACTGGTATTGCAATTGAATTACCATGTACAAAGTCAGGATTTTTTCTAAGATGTATTTCTATTGGATTTCCATCGATATATTCTATATTAATATATTCGTATTTTTTAATCAACGGAAAAAATATGGAAGGTAGAGGTATAATATCATCTACTTTTACCCATTTACTAAAACGCCAAAGTTCTTCTGAGTTTCTATGACCTTCGACTGTTAGTACTTGTCTACCTTCTTTGTAGTCAATACTTAAATGTCTACCTTTGAATACCTCACACCAGAAGTATCCAAATGGTAAATGACTAGTATCATCTTTTATGTAATGAAATTCTGCACCACGACCCATACCTGGAATATTAACACATGGTCTTACGATATAAGTATCAGGTCTAGGTACAACCATACCTACTGGGCCGCAATTGTATTTTAGCTTTCTTGCAACTATTAACTTATCGAATATCCAAAGATCTTCATCTTTAGCATTCTTCCATGCAATAGCTTCTACTTCATAGTCTTCCATGGCATACTCAAAGAAATGGAGCGGAGAATGGGATTCGAACCCACGACCGTCTGCTTGGCAAGCAGAAGCTCTACCCCTGAGCTACCTCCGCATTATAAATATTTATTTGAGGGATACACTATGAAAAAATTATTACTTGCAGTCCCATTTATGTTATTACCATTTAGTTCTTTTGCCGCTGAGCCATCTGGTCAAGTTGCTAAAAAACCCGTTCTATGTTTTGCATTAGACGAGATACTCAACCATCTTAAATCTGAATATGGTGAAATAGTATCAAGAAAATTTGGTAAAATTGATTTTTTTGAAACTGATGCAATGTTGTTAGAGAACACAGAAAAAGGTTCTTGGACTATTATTGAATATAAAGATAATGTAGGGTGTGTTATTGCATCTGGTAAAGGTGCAAATAAAGTCTAGTTTATATATTTTTGTAAAGTATTGCGTATACCTAATTGAGTAAGATTTTGATTAAAAGAAATTGGATTCCAAGTACCATATTCAAATTTTTCTTTTAAATAGCCAAATTTTATAGTATCACTTTGTAAAATCATATCTACTAATTTTGAATTCTTTATTGCCTGATCTATTTTCAATTTACCATTATTTTTTGCCATTGACCAAAATCTAGTATCAAACGAAGATCCAGCATAATAATGCAGCATGATCATAGCTTCTACTTCGTTAATAGTATCAAAATAAAGATTATTAACCCTGTCTAGTGAAGCTTCACCTGTCCATAAACTAAAAGCAGATCTTTGAATTAAGTCCATAGTAGAAATTGATGTTGCTTCTAATGGTTCTAAAAAGAATGATGCATTACCGTTATAAGATATTCTTTTACTGTAATTTTCTTTTCTATAATAATTGCCAAAAGAAAATGTATTGGTAATTCCGCTAGGTACTAGATTAAACTCCTCAAAAATATTCTTTACATCTTCTTTTACTTCTTCTAATGTATTAATATTATTATTGTACAAGTAACCAATAGAACATCTGTTCTGTAGGGGTATACCAAATACCCAACCATATGGTCTAGCTATAGTTAATGTATATTGAAATCTAGGATATTCCCACATACATTGATTGACGTGCACTGAATTAACTGGAATATAATTTGATTCTATAAAATTATCTTTATTAATTTCCGGTTTACCAGAACAATCCATTATAAAGTCTGCATCTATTTGATCTGATAATACATTTTTTTCTATAAATTTAAAACGTTTATTATTTTGCACTAATGAAAAAATATATTCTTGAAATTTAACTGCATTAAAATGTATACCAATATTAGGGGGAGAAAAATGATGATGAAATTCTTTTACGTTAGTTCCCCAGTTTTGTTTGTATATAGATTCTTTTACTGTACCGTCTAACTTTTTTAAATCTTGATAGGTAAACCCTATATTCTCATAAAGTGCTAGTGGAAAAACTAAATTAGACCCTTCACCAACTGCTTGTGGTTTAATATTATGGTCAAAATACCAATCAATATCCCAATCAGTCCAACGCATAAAATGAGTTGCTGAAAAAGCTCCTGCAGTACCTTTACCTATGATTGCTAATTTTTTCATTTTTTCTTTTTTGTAATTGGTGGGTGATGAGAGGGTCGAACTCCCGACATTCTCGGTGTAAACGAGACGCTCTACCACTGAGCTAATCACCCAAAATCATTACATGCACAAGTCTTCATACTTAGTAGTGAACTGTCTATGTTTAGATTGCTCGCCATTAATATGATTGTACCACATAAAGTATAAAAAGTCTACTATTTTTTTCATTTCATCTTCCTTTAAATGGCACCAGGACCCAGCAACGATCTGGGAACTTCGGTTTTGGAGACCGACATTTTGCCAATTAAACTATCCCGGCTCTTTCTCTATTACGACACCGATATATTTCTTATTAACCAACACTCCTAAGAATGTTCCTAGAAACGCTCCAAGACCAGCAGGTATCAAAAGCATATTATTACCTACATAGCCAATAATTGCAACACTATGTACTAAGAAAATAAACACACTAGTACTTGCAGATGCTATTGCACTATCATTCTGAATATGTCTAATATAGATAGCATTGATAAAATCAACAATAAACATAGATAGGAATGCAAGCACTGCATTCAATAACAAAGAATCAAACATGTTATCTCTTAATTAATTCATTAGTAAAATCTAAAAGAAGATCCCAATTAGAAGTCTTCTCTGGTTGCCATTTCTTCTTCATCCACGAATGACAACTATACCAGTTCTCATCTGCTTCCGGGTGTGAGCCAATTAATCCTACGCGTCCCTGATAACCAGCCATAACATCGCCGTTAGGATAAGTAGCCACAACATCCATTCTACCGTTACCAACAATGCTACATCCATCATACCAATAAATCCTCTCTTCATTACCTAACCAACTAACTTCGAGATCTTTTGGATGTGGTCTTCTTGTTTTTGAACCAGGGCGCCCCATAAATTGGACACAATCACGACCTTTAACTAGGTCTAAGTATTTGCTTCCTGCCCAATAGGCACCCATACAAATACCAAGATAATGACCGCCATTATTAATATATTCTCTAATAGTATCTTTATGATGTTTCATCACTTTATCAAAAGTGTCTACATCACCTACACCACCAGGAACAGCAATAACATCTACATCGTCAAAAAAATTATCATAAGGTATTTTATGACGAGTAAAGATTTTAAATGTGTGCTGAGATTGTAATGCATTAATGATAGCATTAACGCCATCAACTGAGCATCTAGGATGATCTAAGAACAGCGCAATCTTACCCATTACAACCTCATTATTATACAACTATTTATCGGAAGACATTACTTAATTTGTATAGGTAGCTTTTCAGTTTATAATGTTCTTTATCTGTTATTAATCTAAAAACGTGATCGTATTCTTCGTCTTTTACTGGAACTATTTTAACTAGAGGTGTCCCAGCTTTCAATATTTCTTTCTTACCTAATGCATGCCAATAAACTTGTACATTAATATTATTTGATAACTGAGTATCTAAGAGTCCTGGTATTACACTAAATCTTGTTTCATTATCATACCATACTGGTAAGAATAAAACTTTATAACCTTTTGGTACATTAACATACCAAGGTGTACTAAATTTCAAGACAGTTTGAAGTGTATTAGGTCTTGGAAAATGTTCAAAAAATATTTTTTCGTTAAAAAAATCAATTTCTTTTTTTGTAACACCTTTGAAATTTAAATTTTTTATAACATAATCATCAGCATTTAATGGTGCATTCCACTCAAACCATTCACCGGTATTGTTTGCTTCTATCGAAAAATCTTGCCAAGTTCTAATAATATAACCAGTTTTACTATAGTCTATTATACCTGGGCAGTTTTTAATATTAGCTTTAGCATCTGGAGATATTTTTACTTTCTTAAATGTTTCAATAAAGTTTGTTTTACTTAATTGAGGAGGATAGTGTTCAAGAGCTACAGGTATATCTGTATAAAATTCTATAATAGGTTTAGTCTTAAACATATTAAACATAACTACTCCACTAAATGGCGACCGCTACCGGGCTCGAACCGGCGACCTCTAGCGTGACAGGCTAGCGCTCTGACCGACTGAGCTAAGCGGCCTTGTACTGGAGGGGAAGATGGGACTCGAACCCACATAAAAAGGTTTTGCAGACCTCTGCCTAGCCATTCGACGCACTTCCCCAAATATAGAGACCGTTGACTCGCCGGATAGTCTCACTGGTTAATTCCAGGTGCCTGTTGCGCTTTTCTATAGAGGCGTGGCCGGTACATAATGGTGCCCACAACAAGATTCGAACTCGTGACCTACTGATTACTAATCAGTTGCTCTACCAACTGAGCTATGTGGGCTAAAAATGATTATTTTTTAATAAACTAAATTTCTTAAAAGTAGAAGCGTCTTCTTTTGTAACTTGCCTTACTGTAATATTATTTTTTTCCATCTTAAATGGTATAATTTTTACAATAGGAGTGCCAGCTTTAAGTACTTCTTCTGTACCTAATTTATTCCACTGAATAGCGACATTTATCTGTTGATCTGTACCAGCTGGAAGTAATCCTGGTATTACTGTAAATCTTTCTTCATTATCATACCAGACGGGTAAAAATAATGCACCATAATCTTTAGGAAGTTTTATACACCATCTTGTAGGTATCTGAAGAATAAACTTTAAAGTATTATCTCTATAAAAATAAGGTGAATACATCTCTTTTGGAAAATGAGATATTTCATTATTAAAATATGTATTTTGTTTTAAATATTCTGATGCATATTTTTCAGTATTCGTAGCTGACTTCCATTCATAGTACTCACCATCTTCTGATGTGCGAATATGAATATCTTGCCACAATCTTATTACATGTCCATATTTGTAATATTCGATAATAGCAGGGCAGTTTTTTAAATTTACTTCTGAAGTATAATTAAGTTCTGGGTTTAGTTTTGATGGTTTAATATTCTTAAAGATATTTGCAATATCTTTTTTACCATTATCTGGTGGAAATGTTTCTAATAATTCTGGAATGATAGGGTAGAATTCTATCTTTGGTTTATTAAAAAAACTAAACAATGTCACACCTTTAAACTGGGCGGGAGAAAAGGATTTAACCTTTTAATTGCAGCTGCTGTTTCCAAACAGCTCTCCCGATATGGTGCCCAAAGAGAGGATTGAACTCCCGACCTATCGCTTACAAGGCGATTGCACTACCGCTGTGCTATTTGGGCAATCATTTTATATGATAGATTAAATTATAATATAATGCAACTATTTTAAGACCAGGTAGCTTTAAATCCACCAGATGCACCTGCTGCACCATTACCTAAATTACCTGCGGAACCTGCACCGCCTGACCCAACAGTATATCTAATAACTAATCCCGGGGTAATTTGCGCTCTGGTAAAAGTTAAAGACGCATAAGCACCACTACCACCTGATCCACCAGCTGCTCTGTTAGGGTTTGCATTTTTACCTGATTGAAAGTCACTATAACCACCTGATCCGCCACCACCTCCTGGTGCTCTACCAGGAGAACCGTTTTTACCATTTATATTATGCGCACCCCTTGTACCACCTGTACCACCGTTAGGAGCATTCCCACCATTAGCACCAGTACCACCACCTGCATCACCATTACCACCTGAATTGCCGTTTGTTTTTACTATTGTACTAGTAGTGAAAGTACCTGTATTAGAAGCAGTGCCGCCGCCACCACCAGAACCATTCTGGTTACCATATCTATAACCACTAGTTCCACCTCCACCACCTGTTGCAGTAAGTGTAGAAGAATTTATTACTATAGAAGATGTACCACCACTCCCACCAGATGCTTTAACTGAATCATGATCTGCAGCACCTGCTCCACCCCCTGCACCCCATATTTCAAATTTTATATTGTTTCTAAAAACCGGTATAGTAAAAGATTTGTTAGATCCAGCTGTGTTATCTGTAGAAGAACCTGGTGGAGCAGGATCAGAAGAAGTTTTATCGTAGAAGTCAGAAAAACTTATAGGAGCTGTTGTTGTAAACCTACCTTGATTAAAAGGATAGAGTGATCCGTAAAAGGTTACACCTTTGTAATCGTTAACATCTCTTGTTTTACCTAAAGGATCATTACCTGAACCAAAAACATTAAATATTTCCGATACTGATATAGATTGACCTGAGGTAGGTGTATTAGCTGATGGCATTTTTATTCTTACCTTTTAATATATAAAAGTTCTGACCCTTCGGGTACTGTAATGTTTGCCACTTTACCATTAGGTATTCTTGCATAATTAAATTGCTTTAGTTGCTTATCATTAATTATTGCAGTACCTTTTACACATATTATATTTTGTTCTTCCTCTGTACCTTGTATGGATGTACTTTGTTTAATAAGTACCATATCAAAAAATTTATCTGCAGGTATAGGGTTAATGCATATCCAAGTTGCACCTCTGTCACCTGCAACAAACTTATATGGTTTTTTATAAAAGTATCTAATATCCCAGGCATTAGATACATCTGATTTGTTATGATATGAACCGTCACCGTTATATACTGTACCACTACCTTCTAGTAAATAGAATATTTGGCTAAATCTTGCATCTGAAGAGACATCTTCTTGAGTATACTCATAAAAGTCATTAGAGGTAATATGACCTCTACACATTGCAAAACCTTTACAAACTGAAAGTGTGCTTATAAGTTTCATATTTCAACTTCCAGTGAATCACCTAATTTTAATTCATCTGCAGTATGTATAGAATGAACAGGTCTAACATCCGACATATTTAAATTATATTCTTTATTAGAAATACTTTCAAAAAAATCATGTGATAATTTATCTGATTTAATTTTTTGATCAAGATAATCAGAACCAATAAGTGCTAATAGTTTTACTAACTCTTCTTCTGTATCAGCATTAAAATTTACTGAATTAAACGAATATGGTGTAGTTTCATAATGTTTACCTTCATGTAAACAGCTAAAAGAAACTATAAGAGAATTACTCTCTCTATCATAATTTTCAATTTTTACTTTAACTGATTCCATAACATATCACCTTTTTGTTAATATGTTATATTTATAAATGCAGGCTAACCGTGGCACTACGCGAGTCTATTAAGCGACCAACCTTAATAAATATTACTGGCTCAATGTTGAGCTGTATGGAGGATCCAAGATGGATATTCTAAAAACTATTAAAACATGGGCAGGTGCTCTTGCTGATGTGGCAGTATCAGTTCTCGCACTTATGATTGTTGTAGGTGTATTATTTAAGGGTATTGCAATTCCATTTCTACCTAACGTAGATGTTATTGCTAATGTAACATCAATTGTTAAGTCACTAGGCTCAGAAGGACTTGTTGGTTTAGTCGCTATCTGGGTATTGCATAGTATATGGAAAAATAGATAATAGTTTAATTGAAAGTTTTTATTATTAAAGCTCTCATCGTAAGGTGAGAGCTTTTTTATTTGGTGCGGTGTACGGGAATCGAACCCATCTCTGGACCTTGAAAGGGTCTTATCCTAAACCGATAGACGAACACCGCATGGCTGGGGGACAGGGACTCGAACCCCGATAACAGGAATCAAAATCCTAGGTCCTACCATTAGACGATCCCCCAAAAAAATGGTCCTCCGACAAGGTATCGATCCTTGGTCTCTCGATTATCAGTCGAGTGCTCTACCTTTGAGCTATCAGAGGATGGTGCAAATAGTTGGAGTCGAACCAACGTGACTACCACTACACTAAGACGGCATGGAGCTCCCAAGAGGACTCAAACCCCTAACCTCCACGTCCGTAGCGTGGCGCTCTATCCAGTTGAGCTATGGAAGCTTATTAATTGCAGATTGTATTGTAAATCATTTGATCAGCAGCAGTCTTAATAGAATGAAATCTATCTAACACGTTATAGTTAACTCTTGGAGGATCATCTCTATAACTTTCTATAGCTACTAATGTTTTATACTGCTTGGTAATACAGTCCCACTCTACTTTGGCAAGTAACCATGTACGATCATATCGTAGGAGTTTTTGCCAGACTGTAACTCTATCTGCTAGTTTAATTGTAGGTTGTAATATTTTTATTTGATAATGTTTAGTAGTTTCAATCACTAACCATTCTTCTGCATAAGCAGGTAAATAAAATAACGAAAATAATATAACTAATATTTTTTTCATTAAATATTTATGTAAATTGGTCTGCCTAGTAGGATTCGAACCTACGACCCCTTGACTCCAAATCAAGTGCGCTACCAGACTGCGCTACAGGCAGATATTAAATTAAATTCTGTGCTAATACCATACAGCTTATCCATACCCATATAGTATTAAACCCTACAAGAGTAGGTAGTAGTTTTTTATTACTAGCCCATATTAACGTTAAACTAGTTGCTAAAGTAAAGAAATATAACCACCATATTTGTATATTAAAAATTAAACCAGGAACAATAATGATTGCTTTTGCAAGCCAACTAGCAAACTCTACTTTGTTATAGTTAGTCCAATATTCTCTAGTAAACCACATCTTATAACAATTTTTAATATTATTAAAACCACTATGACTATATGTTATTGAAATACTAATAAACCATAAAATGGTAGCAATTTAAAAGCCGCTTGCTCTACCTATTGAGCTATGGATCCAAAAGAAAAAGGGGAGCACTAAGCCCCCCTTTATGAACCCATAACGGTGACTTAGATATTAAGCAAAAGCTTCTGCACCGAGAACTGCATAACCAGCAGCGACGACTCGACGTGAAGCCTTACCAAGACGGTACTTGTTGGTTACACGACCTTTAGTATCGGTGTGCTTGTTGAGGTAAATAGGGAAGCCTTCTGAACGAAGAGTATGGATAACTCCACGAGCATTAGCAATTCCAAAGCGAGCAGAAATCTGCTTGCCAGTAAGTTCTTCACCAGACATAAGAGCTTCGAGGACACGATTAGTAGTAGTCATATGTTTTCTCCATAATATAGAAATGAGCACTGTGCTCTGTTATTAACATTAATAATATACGATAGTTACATAATTAATGCAACAATAAATTAGCGATAGTCTTTTTTGTGTCAGGAAGACTATCAAACCCCGTATAGACAGCCCATCCCACGTTTCGTCTATAGCGGAAGCAGAGTATACCGAGCAGGAGGCCCGAGTGGGTCTGCTACTAAACCTCACGCTTTGGTCTAGTTTGTCTGAAATTAAACGACTACCCAGGTATGACTACCGTAGTATTCAGATCAAAATGGTGGGAGAGGAAGGACTCGAACCTACGAAGTCA